AATGAACTTTGATACATCTTCACTCTTTATAAAGTTACATTCAAATCCCTCTGATGCTAAAACAAGAGGATATGTTGACCTGGTACATGTAGCAAATGCCTTTATCGCGAACATAAAGTTTGCAGGTAATGTATATTGTCTTGCTCCATGACTGTCATTAGAGACATATGTAAGAGCAAGGTTTGTTACAATGGTTCGGAGATCAGCAACCCGCCTCTGGTTATCTTCAAAGGCAGGTGGCTGAAAATTTTGTCCGAACATACGATCTTTGATAAAATCATCCTGAGCATTATTAAGGAATACCAATATCTCTGCNGTCTGGTATCCCGGAGCCGAGAAACTGGTTATCCTGTCATAATACAACAGGAAGGATTCTATCATCTGATCGACAGTCATTATTCAACGTTTTCAATTTGATGTTTTAACTTCATACGTACATCCTGGTTCTTGGGATCATCAAGAAAGTCGATAAGATCTTCAATTGTTCCTATCGGATGATCAGACCCGGGAAGAGAATACAGATGCCTGTTACGCTGCAGGGAGCCATTAGCTATTGACTTTTGGATCAACAGTTTTAAAGTATAGAAGTCATCATTGAGAATCGAAAGATAGGTCTTAAGATCATCTTCAATAATTTGTCCTATAGCTTTTCTTAACTGGTCAAGTGTAGCATTACGCGGTGGCTGCTTGGCATCTTTTTTAGTAAGATAGTAAACATACAGGAAGTCCTTCATCTTATCAAGGCTCGAATCCATCTTGCCAAAGAGAATATATGCATTCTTCTTCTCTTCCAGGTTGCTGACATCGTCCAAAAGCTCTTCTCCTTCTTCCACAAGCGCGAACTTGTACGTCCCACGATCAAATCTCGAACTCCAGTTTGGAGCAATGCGATCTGTATCGGAACGGAGAACAAGAAAATTGATAAGATCTTCAATCCTGTCAAGATGAAGATGCAGTCCATTACGATCAAGAGTAACTGTCTTTCCTCTCCAGAAACATTTTGGAGTATAAAGATTGAGTTTCTTTATATCTTCAAGACCAAGTTCTTCAGCAAGAAGAACAACATCCTCTTTAGTAAACTCCGGCATAGGATTGGCAAGTATGTTCCCTTTTAACACTGGTACTACAATACCTATCTTTGCTCCATCATTCATGAAAGAAGAATCATGGTCGCTTGTCACCCATTGTCCTTTACGGCGAATAGGTCTTACGACATATCTCTTCTCTCGCAGATTCCTGACCTTTATTGAATAAGGTCTTTCCATTTCAAGTACTTCATTTAGTACATCAGGCTCAGGAGCCAGCGTAGATTTTACGCCGGCTTTTCCTTTACCTGTATTGCCTCTTTTTGTTTCCATGCTTTTAGTCTCCTAACTAATTTATAGATTCAGTTAATTCAATACGCTTGGTTTAATGGTAGCGCACCTGGTAGGATCGTTAACCAGACAACCGCCAACGAATGCACGGTGGAATGTGTAGCCATCTTCAGGAGAAGACATGAATCTCCGTGGTCCCTGTGCCTGGAACGGATCTCTCAAACCGGGTTGATAACCCATGAAATCTTCCATTCCTTCATTATATACAGGACGGATATTATCCTCTCCACCGGTACGTCCAACATTAAGGATCTGGTATACATAACTCTGTGCAACACCTTTTCCGGATGGATGCATGATCTTATTACGTTCCCTGTCATCAAATGTTGAATCAACCATGACACCAAGTTGTGTTCCATCAGGACCCCAGTATTCTACATAGTTCTCATGATATCCCCAGCCATTACCGGATTTATATTTCTCATCTCCGGAATAGAAAGGTGTATAGAGAGTAGTATAGTTCTTGATTGCCTTATGGAAGTTATATGCTCCCCACTTACCGGTACGCATGATCACTTTTCTTGTCTGACCATAACCACCTTTAGTATCATCGGTAAGATCCATGATAGCTTCGGTAAGCCATTCGATATCAACATCAAAATCATTGTAATAAAGAACATTCGATGCTTCAATCTGCTGTTCGAGGCCGGCACCCTGTTCGATCTTGAACCCGCTGTAACCAATTTGCTTGAAAGTACCATCGTCTGCACGGTTGGTAGTTGCAAAGTTGATCAGCTTATCCTTCATATCCTGGAACTGTGTTTCAAATTCCCAGTCTGCATACTGAGTCCATGTAGTCATGATTTTCTCTTTGCCATTCGAATCCATTGCCTTCCATGAGAAAGCTACCGGCCTTGAGATCATATTACCTGGTCTGGTGTCCTGCATCCTGATCATCGAGAAGGTGTTCTTCATCGAGAAAGGACTGGTATAGTTCGGGGTTCCACCTTTTATTGATAGTGTCTTTTCAACAATGGACCATTCTTTTGAAAACCTTTTTCCGGCTACGAGTTCATCGTAAGGAATATAGAGATCAGTGTCTCCTGTGAAAAGTTCGCATTCATAATCCCACATGGTCCCGTTTGGAACCGGTATAGCTACAATCCTGATCGGGTATACAGAATTCTTTTCACCAACTATCAGGTTAGTGTCTGAGAAATACTGTTCCGGGAATGTAAGAGTAAACCTTGCACTGCTACGGCCAACCTGTGAGGTTGCAGAAATAGCACTGCCATTTACTGTACAAGCAATCAAAGGCACGTTCTTTTTTGAAGAACCCTGTAGCCTCCAACGAAAATCGTCATCTGTCTTTAAGGTCAGAGGACTGAATTTCTGAAGAACAAGACCGAAGTTTGTTCCCCTGTTGGCGCGATACAGCATGTTGATCATCTGGCTCGTGTCCTGTGGTTTGTTTTGATAGATCGCACCCAAGTGGTTTTTGGTTGTTAAACCAGACCAGTCTTTGGGTTCATACTCCTGAAGTGGTGATACTCGTTGCATTTTTATTTAATTTAGAACGATTAAGTTACATGTTAATAAACTGTTGTGGAAATTGAAAGTCATCCTTTTCCTCTTTTTCTCCTTTACCCTTATTTACTTCAGAGCCTGGCTTCCCTACAGTTCTTCTCTCTCCATTGAGGATACTTCCAAGACGTTTTGTAGCTGAAGTCTCAACTTTTTTAGTAAAGACATCGAATGCCCCGTCTTTAATCTTGTCATCAAAGAATCCATTTTTGATAAAGTAAGCCAGGCGCAGTTCAAAAGCAAGAGGGTTCTTTGCTCTTTGGGCCATTGCAGCACTCATGGGGATCTTCTCTCCTTGTTTATTAGTAAAATAAACAGGAACAGTAAGTGACTTGATGAGTTCTTTCTTTTCTTCTTCTGTTACTTCAATTCCAGGGATGATCTCTTTGGTTGCTTTTACTGCAGACTGAACAGCCTCTTTTGTCTTTCTGATGGATTCATCTTTTGCAGTCTTTTGTCTTTCTGCCTGAATCCTCATCTCTTTTCTCTCTTCTTCGATGGTACTCTGGATCTCTCCAAGTCCTTCTGTAGCTTCCTCGAGAAGATCTTCCTTTTCTTTAGCTATAGCTACCATCTTGTTGATTTTTGCTTCAGAGAATCCCTTTAATGTCAAAAGGTCCTTGTAGACCTGTTCCTGAAGTTTCTCATCTTCTGCAAGGGATTTCTTTGTAATGGATCCGTATCTTTCTTCAAGGCTATAATTATCAGCCAGTGATTCAAATGGAATTCCCTTTTCAAGATCGGCAATAAACTTAACAGCTTTATCACCTATTGTAGATTTGTATTCTTCTACACCTTCCTGAATAGACTCATCGATTTGTGTCTGTATGTGCTCATTAAGTTTTATGATTGCCGCTACAGGTTCCAGACCATCAAGGCTTTTTAAATCAAAGTTTGGGAGTACGCCGTGTTCCAGAAGAGCCGCAGCATGGAGATAGACAGGAGATTCGTTCCCTTCATCTGGCGCACCCCCGCCCTTTTTGTCTTTCCCTGGTTTAACTGTGTCCTTCTTATTGTCATCATCATCAGGATTTTCATTATCCTGTACGTCTACGATTAATGTATCGTCTTTAGCTTTCTTCCCGGGTTCGGATTTATCCTTCACGGGTTTTTGACCTTTACCTGGTGCTCCACCACCTGGTTGCCCTTTTATCTTTTCATCGTCACCTGGTTCATCCCCGACACTTAATTCATCGTCAAGTTCATCTGTTACAGGTTGATCGACATCAAGAAGAGCACTCTCAAAACCGGATATATCCATGTTCTGAAAGAGATCGTCATTGTCATTTTGCTGCTTTCCCATTTAAAATTCTCCTTTAAATTAATACAAGTTTAGAAATTAGATTAATACCAGACAAGAGTATCACCATACACGAGTCTTTTTAAAAAAATACTTCTATAGATAAAAACTATAAAATTAAATTTTATAAATTATTTTTTTATAGTTGCAGGTTTTGGTCTTGATCTCGCGATTTTCTCAGCACTCTGAACCTGCATTCGCACGATATTTCTTTGTTCTTTAAGTTTCTCATTGAACTGTCGGATCTTCTCTTTCATCTCTTCTTTACGCTGC